TGGGTTACAAGTACCCCGGCGCTGAGTACATCAATGACCAGGTTGCGCACACTGGCCGCTTTGGCAAGATTGTGGCGCTTGAGAACACGGTGATTGCTGCGCTGACTGCGCTTGACTACACCGGCAACGCATTGACCAGCGTGACGCTCAATGCAAGCTGCGAACTTGAGGGTGTGTTTACCAGTATCGATTTGGCTTCGGGCTCAGTCGTCGCCTACAAGCTCTGATGGCACTTGCGCTGTCGCTGCAGAATGTTGCCAGTAAGGTGCTTGCCAAGCTTGGCGGCGAGGTTACGATTCGTCGCATTGTATTGGGCAGCTACAACACAACTACTGGCGCGATTGCCGAGACAGCCACGGACATTGGCGTTAGGGGAGTGCTGGAAAATGTCAATATCCGCGAAGTCAACGAACTGGTGCAGGCCAGCGATAAGAAGCTAATCGTCGCGGCCAAGGACTTAAACGGCACGGTGCCGACCACCGTTGATAAGGTGGTGATTAACAGCGTGGTGCATCAAATCATCCGCATCACCACGATTGAGCAAGACAATACGGCCATCACCTACGAGCTTATTCTGAGGGCATGAGCAACCTGCCCATCCGCGATATTGGCAATTACATGGGCGACCAGCTTGAAAAGCTGTTGCGTGTGACGGTGCTGGAAACGGATAGCAGGCTGAAACAGCAAAGTCCCGTTGATACTGGCCGATTCAGGGCTAGCTGGCAGATTGGCGAGAATGCCGCGGCCAGCACGCCTGCACCTGAAGGACAATATGGCACCGCCATCACGCCGCCCAAAGGCAGCAACTATCAAGCAGGACAAGAAAAACTGGGCAACTATTACAGTGTGCACAACAACCTGTCCTACGCTGAATCATTGGCGCAGGGCAGCAGCAAACAAGCACCTGCCGGCTGGGTAGACCGTACAGCCCGTGAGATGCAGAACTTCGTCAACACCAACTGGGAACGCATTAAGAGGCAAGGCTGATGGCTGCTGCAAACCTCAACACCATCCGCGCCACCATCGAGGGCAGGCTTGCAACAGAGCTTGCGCTGTCGCCTGCCATTCCGGTGGTGTTCCACAACCAGCCTTATGTGCCAACACCTAACAGCTCATGGGTGCAGTGCCTTGTCAGCTTTGGCGCCAATGAATATCTGACCCAAGGCGGCACCACTGGCAGCAACAACAGCATTATCGGCGTTGTTGCCATCAACGTTTTCACGCCGCTTGGCGTTGGTCCTGGCGCTAACTTGACAATTGGTAAGCGCGTCAGAGATCTATACAATAGGGTCATAGTCAGCGGTGTTCATTTTGACCCGCCGATTGGACCCGAGGTTGTTGCATCGCCAGCGCCAGAGGGTTTCTTCCAAACACAGGTCAGATTGACCTTTGAAACCTTCGAGGACCTTTAATCATGGCTTTTTACCGAGGGCAGCAAGGCAGCGTTAAGTTCGATGACGCTGGTTCCGCCGCTGCAGCAATCTCCAGCACCCGCTCGTGGTCGATGACCGTCGAGAAGGAGTCGCTCGACACCACTGCATTGGGCGATACCTACCGCGCCAACGTGGGCGGTTTGATTGCCGGTAGCGGCACCTGCGAGCTGATGTACACCGCCAGCAGTGCCGACGAGACCAACGTATTCATCGAGCACGTCAACACTGCCAATGATGCAGGCGCTGCTTTGTTTGAGCTGTATCTTGACACCACTGGCACCAAAAAGATCAGCTTTGACGGCGTGATTACCTCGGCTGAATACTCGGCTACCGTTGGTGAGATCGAAGTGATCACCGTCAACTTCGTCACCAACGGCGCCATCACTCTGGACATCTGACCATGGCTTTCTATCGCGGGCAGCAAGGCACAGTCTTTTTTGATAAGGCTGGCAGCGGTGGTCTTTCTGAGATCGCCGCGGTGCGGTCATGGTCGATGACCGTTGAAAAAGAGTCGTATGACGCCACCGCCCATGGTGACACCTACCGTGCCAACATTGGTGGTCTGATCAGCGGCTCTGGCACCATCGAGGTGATGTATGACGCGCCCAGCGCTGGCGACAAGTTGGACCTGATCAAGGATGTCAACCAAGCCACCGACGAGGCCGATGCAGCGGTTGAGCTGTACCTTGATGAGACCGGCGGCAAAAAGATCACCGGCACCATTGTGGTGACAAGCACCGAATACTCCGCTACTGTTGGCGAGATCGAAATTGTGACCATCAATTTCGTCTCTAGCGGTACTCTCACTCTGAGCATCTGATGCCAGCATCACAGCGCCCCGTTGATCTGCTCACCGGGGCTTTTGACCTTAATCAACGCCGTAAGTTCAGCATCAAGAATGATGCAGGCGAATCGGTGCTTGATTTGTATTTCAAGCCAATCACCCGAGCCGACCGCAAGCGTGCAACAACGCTGGCAGGTTCGGACGAGGCGCTTGAGATTAGCACGCAGATGCTGTGCCAAATGGCAGAGCTAGAGGATGGCAGCAAAGCATTTGCTGCCGCTGATGCCGCAAAACTGCAACGCGAGCTGCCCGAGCGCGTGCTGAACGAGCTTGAGCTGTTCCTGTTTGGCCTTGGCGGCGACGAGAGTCTAGAAGAAGCAAAAAAAGACTGAGCCAGGATAGCTGGCTGTTTTTTGAGTTCTTCCTGGCATCTGAGCTTGGCATGACGGTCAGCCGGTTGCGGACTGAGCTAACCGATGCAGAGTTTATGCACTTTGCGGCGTACTACGAGCTGAAAGGCGAACGCGAAAAAGAAGCTATGGATAAAGCACGACGCAAGTAAACTGACGCCATGGCAGTCTCCAACGTCGAGCTTAGGGTAGATGCGCGCAATGCCATCAGCGCATTGCAGCAGGTCAATCGTACCTCGGCGCAGACTGACGCATCATTTAATAAGCTTAAAGGCGCTGCTGATGGGCTCTCAAATGCCTTTGCTGGCTTAGCCGCAGGCGCGGCGGCATTCAATGCGCAGCGGATAGCCTCATCATTTATTGCCGCGGCCAATGCTGCTGATGGTGCGCAGCGACGCATCAAGCTGGTCAGCCAAGGTTTTGATGATTATCGGAGCGTTCTGGAAGTAGCCAGAAGCGCTGCCACTAGGTTTGGGTTGTCGCAGACGCAGGCGGCTAGTGCGATTGCTGACATTTACACCAGACTGCGACCTGTTGGTTTTCAGCTAAATGAAATCAATGCCATTTATGAAGGCTTTAATACTGCGGTCAGGCTGAGTGGCGTTAGTGCTGAGGCGGCATCATCTGCATTTCTGCAGTTATCGCAAGGCTTGGGTAGCGGCACGCTGCAGGGCGATGAGTTGCGCTCCGTGCTGGAGCAGATGCCGGCCATTGCTCAGGCAATCGCCAAGGAGATGGATATCAATGTAGGCAGTATCAAAGAGTTCGGCTCGCAAGGCAAAATCACTTCTGACATCATTGTTCGCGCACTTGACCGCGTGCGCGCCGATGGTGCCGGCAAATTAGCAGAATCTCTTGATACGCCGCAGCAGCGTGTTATTGATCTGCAAAATGCTTTTCAAGAGTTTCAAGTTGAAGTCGGCAGCGCTGTTGCGCCTGCGGTTATCAGCTCCATTAAAGGAATCACTGAAGCAGTTAAAGAAGCCACGACATTTGTTAACGATCTCAAAACTGGTTTTGATGTTTTAGGCGCCGCGGCTGGTGGACTTGGCAATATCGAAACCGGGCTTGGTGGCATTAACAGCAAATTAAACCAGATTGGTGCCAACAAGGGCTTGGCGACATTGATTGATTTCTTGCTGCTGGGCGGTCCGTCCATTCTTGGAGCAATTGGCAGTATTGGCCAGCGGCGACGCGCTAGGGCTGGTTATGCAGCACCTGCTGGACCGGAGATGCCCATACGACTTTCGATGCAGGGACGCACATTTGGCGGCGGCGGAGGCAGCAGAGGTCGAGGCGACGGCAACAAAGCAGCCCGAGAAGCCGAGCGCGCTGCAGAAGCAGCAGCCAAGGAAGCCGAGCGTGTCGCGGAGGTTATCCGCAGCAGGACTGCTGAAGGTCAAATTATGCAGCTCAAATCAACGCTGCAAGATAAAATCAGCGCCGCTGAAATGGCAGGCGATAAGCAACTTGTTATTAGGCTGCAAGGTCAACAAAAAGAGCTGGATATTCAATACAAATATGCTCAGGCATTAGCACAGGAAAAAGACATTAGAGCACAGCAGGCAATTATTTTTGAAGCGCAAACCGCTGCAATCGCTAATCAGCGTGACATTCAACGAGAGCTTACTGAGGCGCAAAACGAAAGCGCAATCAGGCAAATTGCTGCGCTGGAGAACATGATCGGCTTGCAGGTTGAACTGACTGAACAGCAGAAGCAACAAAAAGAAGTTGCCGATGGTATTGCTAACACAATCGGTCAAGGCATGACATCTGCTTTTGACGCGCTGATTCGAGGCAGCGAGGACTTCAATACAAGCCTGCGACGCATTGCTTCTGGTGTGTTGATTGACATTGCCAACCAATTGCTGCAGGTGTTCGTCATTCAGAAAGCCATTAATGCCATCAGCGGATTGCTTGGCGGCGGCGGTGGCGGCATTGGCTTGCCGACCTCTTACGCAGGACAGCAAATCAATCCTTTGACTATTGCTGGGCTGCCATCATTCCGTGCCAATGGCGGCAGCGTTCGCGCTGGGCAGCCTTACGTTGTCGGTGAGCGTGGTCCTGAGCTATTCATGCCAGGACGCAGCGGTGGCATTGCACCGACTGGCAGTTTTGGTGGTGGCGCTAATATCGTGGTCAATGTTGATGCGGGCGGCACCAACGTGCAGGGCGATCAGCCCAATGCAAATCAGCTTGGGCGCGTCATTGGCGCTGCTGTCCAAGCCGAAATCGTCAGGCAGCAGCGACCTGGCGGATTACTTGCTGGCACACGCTAATGGCTACCTTTCCATCAATCACACCTACCTATGGCGCTGAAAAGCGCAGCCAGCCGCGTAAGCGTGTTGTGCAGTTTGGCGATGGTTACGAGCAGCGCTTGACGTATGGACTAAATCAAAATCCTAAGGAATGGTCTCTGACTTGGAATAACATCAGCGAAACAGATTCGGACACGATCGAGACTTTTCTTGACGCACGCGCTGCTGATGCTGATTCTTTTGATTGGACACCGCCTGGTGAGGCAACGGCTTACAAATGGATTTGCGATAGCTGGAGCAAATCAATACCGTATAACAATCGTGCCACAATTAATGCTGTATTTCGCCAAGTCTTTGAACCGTAATGGCCTACGCAGCTTGGCAAGCCAGCACTGCTTATGTCGTCGGTGACATCGTTCGTGCAACGACGGTACAGGTCAGTGGCCTTGTCTTTCGTTGCACAGTCGCTGGCACTAGCGGCAGCACACAGCCAGCATGGCCGACTGATATTGGCAGCACCATCACAGATGGTGGCATCACTTGGGCAGCAATCAGCAGCGTTTACGAAGAGCTGAGCGTCCTTGGTCCTAATGCCATCATCGAACTGTTTGAGCTGCAGCTCGACACCACGCTGCATGGTGCCAATACAACGTATTACTTTCACAACGGCGTCAATGCTGCCGTCACTGGCAACATCGTGTTTAACAGCAATACATATGTCAGGTTGCCGATTGAAGCGACCGGCTTTGATTACACCAGCAGCGGCAGCCTGCCACGGCCAACGCTAAGAGTGAGCAATCTTTTCGGTGACATCACAACGATTTTGATTGCCGTTAATGCCACAACACCGGGCAACGATTTGGGTGGCGCTACGGTCCGCCGCATCCGCACGCTTAAGAAGTTCCTCGATGGCGAACCTGCAGCAGACCCCAATGCTCGCTTCCCAACCGAGATTTGGTACATCGACCGCAAGTCAAACGAGAACCGCGATCTGGTTGAGTTCGAGCTGGCCAGTAAGTTCGACCTCGCTGGGGTGATGATCCCCAAACGGCAGGTGGTTGCCAATGTCTGCCAGTGGCGTTACCGCAGCACGGAATGCGGTTACACGGGCACTAACTACTGGAACAGTCAAGATCAATCAGTCGGCACCTTGGCGCAGGATGTATGCGGCAAACGCATCAGTAGCTGCAAGCTGCGTTTTGGTGCCACGGCTGAATTGCCATTTGGCGGCTTCCCCGGTGCGAGTTTGACGCAATGAAACTGCCTGAATCGCTCAAGGCTGAAATCTTGGCTCATGCCAAGGCCGAAGATCCGCGTGAGGCTTGTGGCCTCATCACTGTGGTCAAAGGTCGCAAGCGGTACAAGCCTTGCAAAAACCTTGCCATTACGGCCGACGAGCATTTCGTGCTTGATCCTGCCGACTTTGCAGCAGCAGAAGACATGGGCGAGATCGTGGCAGTTGTGCATAGCCACCCAAGCACGCAGCCGGTGCCATCAGCCGCCGATCAGCTTGGATGCAACAACACTGGCCTGCCATGGATCATCGTCAACCCTAAGACCGAAGCATGGGGCGGCTGCGAGCCGAACGACTTTGAGCTGCCATACGTCGGGCGTGAGTTTGTCTTTGGCATCTGCGATTGCTATTCGCTGGTGCGCGACTGGTACAAGCGCGAGATGGGGATTGTGCTGGATGACTTCGAGCGACGTGATCGGTTCTGGGAGCGCGGCGAGAGTTTGTATCTTGAAAACTACGCTTCGCAGAACTTCTGCCGTGTGCCGCTGGAAGAGATGCAATATGGCGACAGCATCTTGATGCACCTGAGTTCACCGCTGCCCAATCATGCGGCCATTTACTTGGGCGATCAGTTGATTTTGCACCATGTTCAAGGGCGATTGAGTAGCAGAGACGTGTACGGCGGTTACTATGTCAAGAGCACTGCCATGGTCCTGCGGCATGAAAGTCGTTAAGGTCTACGGTGCGCTTCGCAAAAAGCTGGGGCGGTGCCGTTTTGAGTTTGAAGCTGACACGCCTGCACAGGCGATCAAGGCGCTGATCGTCAACTTTCCTGATCTGGAAAGGTGGCTGCTCGATTCTGAGCGTGATGGGATGTATTTTCGCGTCACGGTAGGCAAGGAGCGCATCACACAAGACGATGCCAGTTTGGCTGTGCTGCCATGGTCTGAGCGCGACGTGTTCAGCATTGCGCCGGTTGTATCTGGTGCTGGTCAAGGCTTCGGTCAGGTACTGGCGGGTGTTGGTTTGGTGGCTTTGGCAATTTTGACTGCTGGCGCTGGTGCACCTGTTCTTGGCATTGCCGGTGCTGGTGGCGGCATCTTCGGCTCCGCTTTTACCCTTGGCATTACAGCCGCAAACGCCATTGGCGGTATCGGTATTGCCTTGGCACTAGGCGGCGTCGCCCAAATGCTTTCACCGCAACCTGATCTAGGCGCCGGTCTTGCATCATCAGCTCGTGGCCGCGAAGCAACACGCTTTGAGTCGTTTGCCTTTAGTGGCATCGTCAACACCACCCAACAGGGCATGGCCGTGCCGATTGCCTATGGTCGAGTGTTTGTCGGTTCTGCTGTAATCAGCAGCGGCCTTGATACGGTGCAGATGCAATGACACGCATTCAAGGCGCTGGCGGTGGCGGCGGTGGTAGTGGTGGCAAGGGCGGTAGCGGAACAGCAGCCCGCGGCCAAACTTTTGTGCCACGCGAAGCTGACGATTCACTGCAATCTCGGCAGTTAGCAAGCGTCACAGATTTGCTTTGTGAAGGCGAAATTGCGGGCTTTGATACCCCAACGCCTGAAAACAGCGTTTACCTAGACGGCACGCCTCTGTATCAAGGGGACAGGTCAAACTTCACAGGTGCCAGATTCAACTGGTTGCCTGGCACGCAAGTCCAAGCATGGAACGCTTTTGCATCATCGACTGGACCTGATGGCGGCACCATCGAATCCGAGCAGGCAGTCAATGCTGAAGTCGTTAATGCGACGCCTGTTGTCCGAACAATTACGGACACAAATGTAAAACGCGCACGGGTAACGATTCAAATCCCAGCGCTGCAGATCATCCAAAACAATGGCAACATCGTTGGTCATGAGGTAGCAATCACCATCCGTGTTCAATACAACGGCGGTGGTTACAACATCGTCTTTGATGAGACGATTCGCGGCAAGACAACAAATAGCTATTTGAAAGACTATGAGTTCAACCTGACCGGTGCATTTCCTGTCGATATTCAGGTGCGCCGCGAAAGCGCAGATGAAACAAGTGCACGGCGTCAAAATCGCACATTTTGGTTTAGCTATACAGAGATCATCCTTGAAAAGTTCCGCTATCCCAATACTGCTTACGCTTTCCTGCAGCTTGATTCGCGCAACTTTGACAGCATCCCAAGCCGCAAGTATTTGATCCGTGGCACAAAGGTACAACTGCCCAGTAATGCCATCGTTGACACCACAACCTACAAAGGCCGTGTCACCTATTCAGGCGTTTGGGATGGCACCTTTGGCGCTGCTACTTGGTGCTCTGATCCTGCTTGGTGCCTGTGGGATCTACTAACCAACACGCGCTACGGCGCAGGCATCCCAGCTAGCAGCCTTGATCGTTACGACTTCTACGCGATCAGCCAATACTGCAACGCATTGGTAAGCAATGGCCGTGGCGGTCTCGAACCACGCTTTTCGTGCAACCTGCTGATCAATAACCGCGATGAGGTTTATAACGTCATCCAAGAGTTTGTTGCTTTGTTCCGTGGCATTGCGTATTACGGCGCTGGTTCGCTTGTGGTGCTGCAAGACAAGCCCGCCGATTCGCAATATCTGCTAACGCCTGCAAACGTTATCGATGGCCTGTTCAATTACAGCGGTTCATCGCAAAAGTCGCGCCATACAACAGCAACTGTCGCCTACCAGAGCTACGAAAAGTTAGGCGAGGTTGTTTTTGAGTATGTCGAGTTGCCTGATGCGGTCGCCAAATACGGCATCATCAACAAAGACATCAAAGCCTTTGGCTGCTATTCACAAAGCCAAGCGCATCGCCTTGGCAAGTGGGCGTTGCTGGTCGAGCAAAATCTGACGGAGACCGTCACCTTCAGCGTTTCGATTGATTCGGGCATCATCCTGCGTCCCGGCATGGTCATCGACATTGCCGATCCGATGCGCGGCGGTAGTCGTAAAGGTGGTCGCATCAGCTCTGCAACGACGACAGCAATCACAACCGACGACACCAGCCTGACTATTGGCGCAGGCGGCACGCTTTCGGTGCTGTTGCCAACTGGTTTGGTCGAGACCCGTAGCGTCAGCAGCGTCAGCTCTGGTGTGGTCACGGTCAGCTCTGCATTTAGCGAAGCGCCAAACCCTGAAAGCATCTGGGTGGCGCAAGAAACTGGCCTGCAAACTCAGCAGTTTCGTGTTGTCACTGTTGCTGAATCCGAAGATGGGGTTTATGGCATCACTGCACTGGCCTACAACGGCACGATCTACAACGCAATCGAGCAGAACCTCACGATTCAAACCCGTGATATCAGCAACCTGTCGGCCATCCCAGATCCACCAACAAGCATCAACGGCACTGAGCACCTTTACGTTGACGGGCAAAACGTTCGTACTGCGTTTGACCTGAGCTGGATTGCGCCACGGCAGCGCGTGCAGGGCTATGTGGTCAACTATCGCCTCGGCAACAACAACTGGGAGCAGATTCAGACCAACTCACCCAGCACCCGTATCAACGGTCTTGATGCTGGCACACTGCAGATCTCTATTCAAGCCGTCAACAGCATTGGCCGCAGCAGCACGCCCGCAAGTGCCACGTTCACGCTGGTTGGCAAAACCGAGCCGCCTGGCAACGTCCAGAACCTGACATTCGAGCCAATCAATGCAAATAGTGCACGCCTGCGCTGGGATGCAACGGTTGACCTTGATGTGCGCGTCGGTGGCCGTGTCTACATCCGCCACACCAACCTGATTGATGGCTCTGGCACTTGGAGCAACAGCGTTGACCTGATCCCTGCGATTGCTGGTTACAACACTGAGGCGATTGTGCCATTGGTCGAAGGTGAGATTCTGGTCAAGTTTGAAGATGATGGCGGCAGGCAAAGCACAGCAGAAGCCAGCGTCATCGTTGACTTCCCCAATGCTCTGGGCAACCTGCTGGTTCAAAGCCGCCGCGAAGATGCGGATGTGCCGCCGTATCAAGGCAACAAAACCGATGTGTTCTACAGCGAAGAGTTCGACGCGCTGGTGATCGATGGCGATGCGCTGCTCGATGCGATTGCTGATTTTGACCTGATCAGCAGCATGGACTATCTCGGTGATATCCAAGCCGAGGGCACCTATGAGTTCGCCAACACGCTTGACCTTGAGGCGGTGTATTCGCTCGACCTGAGCCGCTTCTTTGTCACTGCTGGCTTCTTCCCCAATGACCTGATCGACAGCCGCACGGGCGAAGTTGACACATGGGCTGATTGGGATGGCGCCATCGTCAACCGTGTCAATGCCTCGCTGTACCTGCGCCGCACCAATGATGATCCTGCTGGCACGCCAACATGGTCAGGCTGGCAAGAGTTCGTCAATGGCACCTTCCTTGGCCGTGGCTTCCAGTTCAAGAGCGTCTTAACCAGCAGCGACCCAGCGCAGAACATCCTGATCGATCAGCTTGGCTATGAGGCCACCTTCCAAAGGCGTAGCGAGCAGTCGGCTGGTGTTGTAACCAGTGGCGCTGGCACCTATTCGGTCACGTTCGCCAATCGGTTCTTTACGGGCACATCCGTGCTGGGTGGCGTCAATAGCAGCTTGCCCAGCATTGGCATCGTGGCGCAGAACATGGCAACAGGTGACTACTTCAATGTCACCAACGTGACGGCGACAGGCTTTGATGTGACGTTCAGGAACAGCGGTGGTACGGCAGTGAGTCGGGATTTCCTATGGACTGCAGTTGGATTTGGCAGGGGCGCTTAAAGTAGAAGCAAAATGGCCTAGCTATGGCACAACACGATTACGTCATTGCCAACGGCACTGGTGCTGCTGTCCGCTCTGACCTGAACAACGCGCTGGCAGCAATCGTTTCGACCAACGCTGGCACAACTGAGCCGACCACCACCTACGCACACATGCTGTGGGCGGATACGACGGCCAACCAGCTCAAGCTGCGCAATGCCGCAAACAACGCATGGATCGTGCTGCGTGACCTTGATGGCGATCTGGTGCTGGGTGATGGCAGTGCTGCAACGCCGAGCCTGCAGTTCAGCACATCGGGCACGGACACTGGTTTGTACAGCCCCGGCGCTGATCAGGTTGCGGTTAGTACGGGTGGCACTGAGCGTGTTGAGTGGGGTGCCAGCGAAGTTGTCTTTAACGACGGAGGTGAAAACTACGACTTCCGCATCGAAGGTGATACTAACTCGACCTTGTTTTTTGTTGATGCATCAGCAGATACTGTCGAGATCAATGGCGATGTAACAATCACCGACAAAATTATTCATAGCGGAGATACCAACACGGCAATTCGATTCCCTGCTGCAGATACGGTTTCTGTTGAGGTTGATGGCGGTGAGGCACTTCGCGTTGATAGCTCCAAGAGGCTGTTGGCTGGCACATCTACAAGCCGCAGCACTGCCATCTCAGATCCACTCTTTCAAGTAGAGGGTACAACGTACGGCGGATCATCGATGCAGATGATTTGCAACAGTGCCGCTGATGCTTTTACTTGTGCTCACCTAGCGTTCGGCAGGAGCAAAACCACGGCAATAGGTGGCACTGGACAAGTCGCAAATGGAGATCGACTTGGCGCGATTTCTTGGAATGGTGCTCAAAACTCAACGCTTGCTAGTATTGCTGGCTTGATTGAGTGCTATGTAGACGGCGAGGTACAAACAGCCGGTGATACCACCGACATGCCGGGCAGGCTCGTCTTCAGCACAACCGCCGATGGAGCGAGTAGCCCGACGGAGCGGATGAGGATTACGAGTGATGGTCAAATGCTGGTAGGCGGTACTGCTGCTGCAGGAAACTCTAATAATGTAATCCAATTAGGCAAATATGGTGCAGCTATTGCATTTGGAAACTCAAGCACTTCAGGAAACGTAACAGCTGTTGAGTTTTATCGGGGAACCACCAAGGTTGGAGAGATTTATACCACTGGAACATCATCTACAACATATTCCACGTCTTCCGACTATCGCCTAAAAGAAAACGTTGTTCCACTTCATAACGCGGTAAATAGAGTAAACAGCCTTAAACCTTGTCGTTTTAATTTTATTTCAGATCCTGATATTGTTATTGACGGCTTCTTGGCACATGAAGCACAGACTGTTGTACCTGAAGCAATTAAAGGCGTAAAAGATGAAGTAGACGCCGACGGCAACCCCATCTACCAAGGCATCGACCAGTCCAAGCTGGTGCCTCTGCTGACTGCTGCGCTGCAGGAAGCGTTGGCTGAGATCGAATCCCTCAAGGTTCGTGTTACCGCGCTAGAGGCATAAGTCCTACTCACTAATGGACATCATCCTTCACCTAGGCGGGAACATCGCCAGAGCGCATACAGCCGCAAAGCTGGCGCAGGCATTTCCCAGCGCCAAAGTGGTGGTCTCGTCTGAGTTGGGTGATGTCCAAGCGATCTACAACAGCTACGGCATCACCGCTGATCGCGTCACCATCGACATGGAGGCATGGGACACCGTAACCAATTTCACCCACACCTACAAACTGTTGCAAGGAATGGGCTGCACACGCCTGTTCGTCGTAACAGACCAGTTCCACACCTACCGTTCAATGCTGATCGCGTTGTGCGTCTGGGGCGCTCGTGTGCCGATCTACATCTGCCCGCATGACTACAGCACAAGCACAGGCGACGAACGCATCGCTGCGTGGAACTTTATCCGCGCCTTGCTGTGGCGACTCACTGGAGTGCTGTTGTACGAGAAAAGCATCAAAGAAGCCCGCGCCCAGTACTTCACACCGTCAAATGGTCATAGTCTTATCGAGATCGGAATCTGACAATGGCCGTTCGCAGCAAACAGGGCACCGCCCGCATTGAGCACCAGCCTGGTCCGCCTAAAACAACCAGCATCGGTTACGGCCAACACAGCCGTCCACGTCGTCGCGGGAAGAAGCCTCGCCGAGGCCAAGGTCGCTAAATTGGATACATGCCAGGTCGAAGCCGATGCACCCTGATCACGAGCCGGATGGCTCCATCATTGGCAAGGTGCTGATGGCAGTTTCGGCGCCCATCATCGTGGGTGCCACTGGCCTGTTTCTGCAGCAGCAAGCGAACTTTGCACGCCTTGACGAACGGCTGAGTCAGATGGCAGCAGATGTGCAGGAAATCAAAAGCGATACTCGCCAGCAATGGATGTCGCTAGATTCAAGAGTGCGGCAGCTTGAAATCGGTTACCGCAAAGCTGGCTTCTGAATCATCATGGACTTCCTTTCTCATCCTGCTTTCTGGATTGTTGTTGCGGCTGCTTCTGAGCTGATCGCTCTGAGCCCGCTGAAGAGCAACAGCGTTGTGCAGCTTGTCTTTCAAATCCTGAACCTGCTGAAAGCAAAAAAGCGCTGATTCGCTTTGGCAAGCCGCTTTGGGAGCGGCGTTTAGAGCAAGCCATCCGGCAATGGTGGTTTGAGCTGACGCTGCCTGCAAAGCTGGATCAAGCCGAGGCGGAGTGGCACGCAACACAGCCTCCGATGACACTTGAGCCGATCATTGTCGAGCATCCGATTGATGATGAACTGCAAACTGGCGAAAGCCGCTTATTAGGCGGCGCAATGTCCATCCATGCACCGTGGCACCGTGGCGAAGACACCAGTCAGACTTGAGGCATTGTTTCGCTACTGGCGCGGGTTGCCGCATCAGGCCGCGGCCATCGTCGAGCTTGAGCAGGAACTGCTAAAGGCGGCGCCTGATTTGCTGAATAGAGATCAGCCATGGTTCAGCACTTGGAGCCAAGACGGCAAGCAGGCTGACCTAGGCGATGCGCTCAAGCTGATTCAGCAGTTCGAGGGCTGCCATCTTGAGGCGTACAAATGCCCAGCAGGCGTATGGACAATCGGTTGGGGAACTACCCGCTACACCGATGGCCGCAAGGTAAAGCAAGGCGACAAGATCAACCGCGTCGAGGCAGACATGCTTCTGCGGCAAGAGGTTGACCGTATCGCCGAGCGGCTGCGTATCACCGTGCCGCGGTGGCAAGAGCTGCAAGACCATCAGAAGTCTGCACTCATCAGCTTTGCCTACAACCTAGGCGCCAACTTTTACGGCACTGCTGGCTTTGAGACGATCACCGCCAAACTGCGCGATGGCAAGTGGGATGAGGTGCCTGCGGCATTGCTGCTGTATCGCAACCCTGGCAGCAGCTTTGAAGCTGGTCTAAAGCGCCGCCGTGAAGCAGAAGGCAAGCTATGGAGCAAAGGCCACCTGCGGCCAGTCGAAACGCAGCAGCAACCGGCCAAACTATCACCCAGTAGCCCGTTCAGTGCACGCATCACCCCGCACATCCGCATTGGTGAGTTTGCGCTTGACCAAGAGGCGCGCAGGTTCGACCACCAGCATCAGATCGACACCGCCGCCGAGCTGGCAGCATTCCTTGAGCGTGTGCGCGGCGCGTTCGGCGGCAAGCCCATTGTCATTACAAGCGGCTACAGGCCACCAGCAATCAATCGTTCAGTTGGTGGTGCCAGCGCGTCGGAGCACTTGTACAACGCTCCCGGTATCGGAGCTGTGGACTTTTTTGTCCATGGCGCCGATATTTACAAGGTTCAAGACTGGTGCGTAAAGAACTGGCCGTATAGCACCGGTCTAGGCGCGCCCAAGGGCTTCGTGCATCTAGGAATACGCCAAGGCAGGCCGAGACTCACTTGGCCTTATTAGACTCTTCGTGTAAGCCGCTACAAACGGCATGGCGATCACCATTAAAAGGCTGACGCCTGAACTGTTAGAAGTTCGCATACCGTATCACAGCTTTAAGGACACCACAACCTTTTTGCTGGCATCCGACATCCATTTGGATAATCCCAAGTGTGACCGCAAGCTATTCCTGCAGCATCTTGACGAGTGCCGCGCCATCAATGGCAAGGCACTTTTTTTTGGCGATGTCATGTGCCTCATGCAGGGCAAGAAAGACCGCCGCGGCAGCAAAGGCGACATCAGGCCAGAGCATCTTGGCGGCAACTACTTTGACCTTGTGTTCCGCGAATCGGCTGACCTGCTGAAGCCTTATGGCGACATGATCCTAATGATGGGTGACGGCAACCATGAAACCGCTGTCCTCAACAATCAAGAGATTGACCCGCTAGAAAACGTAGTCCGGCTGATGCGTAATGATGGCGCCATTACCGAACACATGGGCTATCAAGGCTTTGTGCGGTTTGTCTTCCATCAAGAAGAGCAAGGCTGCGTCAGGACGTGCACGCTGTTCTTCCATCACGGTGCATGGGGCGGCATCGTCACCAAAGGCACCATGGGCGGCGGACGCTATTCGCAGATTGCGCCTGATGCTGACATCGTGCTTAATGGCCACAACCACGAGCGCAGCATGGTCGCACATCCGTGCTACCGCATCAATGCCAACGGCAAGGCATGGATTGAACAGCGCTGGCACCTGCAAACCGGCACCTACAAGCAAGAGTTTGGCGCTACTGGCGGCTGGGCGATTGAGCGGATTGTGATGCCCAAGAGCCTTGGCGGGATATGGCTGACACTGCAACCACGCAAGCGCGGTGGTGTTGACATCGCCTGCAGCCCGACCGTATGAGGCAGTACGTCCTTGAGATTGAGTACACCATCGTTGTTGAAAGCGACAACGAAGACCCGCAAGAGGTATCAGATGACTTTGTGGCGCGGCTCACTGAGTTAGCGCCATCAAATGACCACATCTTGGGCTTAGCGGTCCAAGTGCTACCCATCCCCGAACTGCGTGGACCACTTGATTGATGGCTCAAACCTCATTCCAAAGCGCAATGCAAAGCACCAGTTCAGAAAACAAATCTTCGAGGCATGGGACCATCAATGCGCCTACTGCGGCGTTCCGGCTGACACGCTGGACCATGTAAGGCCAAGGCATAAGGGCGGCGCTACCGTTACCACTAACCTTGTGCCTGCTTGTAAAAACTGCAACCGCAAGAAAGGCAGCGAAGACTGGCGCGAATGGTTTAGCCGTCAAAATTCATGGACCGAAGTTCGCGCTCAAGCAATTCAGGATTGGTTGCTTGATTAAGCATTTGATGATAAAAAATCAATGCCTGCCATGCTTGGCGATGGTCCTTACACATACCATTTAGGCACACTCGATAGGTGTCCCCCACTTTGTGAATCGTTGGCAGCGACATGGCCAAGTGGGGTGTCGTCCAAGGGGTTGCTCATCAGCATACGCAGGCGGTTGATGCCACGACGTTCAAGGTTTTGCAGTTTGGTTTTGTTCATGCCTAACTGCTTTTCCAAAGCGCTCCAAGTTACAGGTACAGCAAGGCTTCTGGCCTGCATTACTTGTTGCGTTGTTGAGTCCAAATACTTTGCAAAGTATTTCATCATCTGAGCAATTTCTTGGCTCTTTGTTACATCATCTTCAAGGCAAGATGGGTCGGCAATCGTGTCACAAATTGATCCACTATCTGCGTCGTTAATTTTCTGATCAAGGCTGGTGACGCGGTAAGCGCGCTTCAACATCATCGACAGCTCTTTGGTGTCCATTGCTATTGCTTCTGCCAACTCACTAAGCGTCGGCTCACGGCCAAGCCTGTGTCCCATATCCTGCGCTGTACGGTTGATTTTGAACAGCAGTTCATGCAGCGACGATGGCAGGCGAATCATGGCATCCTGCATGATGAGCGCCCGCGTGATGCCTTGCCTGATCCACCAGTAGGCGTAGGTCGAGAACTTGTAGCCGCGGCTTGGGTCAAACAACTCAACAGCACGCGCAAGGCCGATATTGCCTTCCTGAATCAGGTCCATCAGCTCAAGCGTCTTGTTCTGCCGTCTGTCGTACTTACGCGCTACATGAACGACAAGCTGCAAATTGGACTGGATAAACCGCTGCCGTGCGCGTTCGCCACTACGCAGTTCGCGCTTTTCATTTGGCGTCAAAGACCTTGTTAAATCCTTTAATTCTCTCCATTTCACAACACGTCTGCCAAGTTGTATCTCTTGCTCCGCTGTTAACAGTGGATATTTAGCAATACTGTTGAGATAGTCTTTGATGCTGTCGGCCATGATGAATCCACTGGTTCACACAATGGAAGCACAGTTCCATGGCGCTGCCAACGCTAGCATGTTGCGCCAGTTACATGCTGCAAAAGATTGGAACGCTTTACTTGAATATGCCCTGCTGTTAGCTGAGCAAGAAGCAAGCCAGCGTTCGCAAATCCAGTGGCTAGCGGCAGAAGCCATGCGTTCATGCAGCGTCGAGCCGTGGCACCTGGATGCAGCCCGCGACCTTGCTGGCGGTGACTAGGCCCGCACGGGCCTGCCTTTGGTAATGCGCTTTATGCCAAGCCTCTGACGCCTCTTCTTTGGAATCAAAAACGCCAACGGAAACAAATTTGCCGTCAATTGCCAAGCCAGCCTTCCATTTGCCTCGATAAGCATAAACGCCTGCATGCCCAGTTGTGTTGTTTTTGTTTATTTTTGACCTGTTTAATTGATTCTGTCTTTTATCGACTAATCTTAAATTTTCAATTTTATTATCTTGCCTATTGCCATTGATGTGATCAACTTCCAATGGAAATGGATCCGCGCCGGTGCAAAGTGTCCAAACAACGCGATGAGCTTGCAGCTTCTTTTTGTTGCCAAGCCTGATGCGCCTATAACCAGTCGTGGGGCAAATGGCGCCAGCAACTTGCCCTTTTCGAGCGTTATACCATCTGTCTTTTACCCAAACAACTTGGCCAATCAAGGGATCGTAGGCAAGCCATTCCCGCAGTATTTCAAGATTTGGCAAGGGAGCTGATTTGGTCATTTGCCCATCATTTTAGATTGTTGAACAAATTTGTCATTATTGTAATTTCCAATTTTACCGTAACTGCGTTCAGGTTTTTTGCTCATCCTAAAAAATACAAGTTGCCCAATCTTGAGCCCCGGATAAATCGGCAGCGGTTGCAGTTGCCGCTGGTTCTTTAGCTCAAGCGTTAGCGTGCTGCCATGCCAGCCGGGGTCCGCGTAACCGGCGTGCAGGTTTTCATAGCCCTCTCGTGCACGGCTTGACTTCAGGAAGAACAGACCAGCGATGTCTTCTGGCATGTTGAACGTCTCCATTGTCTGCGCCAACACGAATTGCCCTGGCACCAGCTCGTACGGATGTTCAGCGCTGTAACCCTTGATGGACAGCGGAATCATCTGCGCCGACTGGACCGATTCCAGCATGATGAGGTCACCCAGCCGTAGGTCAAGGCTGGCCGGGTTAATCAGCTCTTCGTCGTAGTTCTGCACCAATGCCTCATTGCGGATGAGGTCTTGGATTTCGGTGTCACACAGAATCATTGTTCGCCGCCAGTCCGGTGTACAGAGCGTGCATGGGATGGTCCTTGTCATGCCGACCATCAGCGGCGTACAACGCCTCTAGGTCGTCTTGACGCTGCTGTTGTTCGATTGGGTTGCAGTCGGGGTTCATGTGCGGCTTTTTGTTGATGTGAATGATGTCGTACTTGGAGACCGATTGCTCATGCGGCTGCCGTGTGTACCAGCGATGGCTGCAAGCAGCGCACCTACGTCGGCGGATGATGCCTTTGTCGGTGCTGTTGGTGACTATCACATAAGTGCGATAGCTGCCGCATTTAGGGCATTGAACTTGAACGGCGGGCATCTTCGAGAGTTTGCGCCATGACAGCAGCGCTGCGCAGCATAGTGCTCAGCTTGACTGGTTGCATATCCTTCCAGCAGGCGTAGCGAATGGCCTGCCGAAAGCCCATTGAAATGTTACCGTCGCCAAGCGCACGGGCTGCCTCGATTTCCTCTCGGCTCATGCGGATATTGACGGTAAAATTGCGCCCTTTTCCTTTGGGGCGGCGGTCGTTTAACTTATCAGCCACTGCATATACCAATTGGCTTTGCGCAGTGATTCATTGCCGCCTTTATGACGTTCGCGCCAGATGTACTTAAGGACATTGCCCTTACAAAATCCACGGAACTCTTCTGGCGTTAAGGCGGCTTGTATAGCCTCAATGCATTCGATGCCGCCTTGTGTGTAATGCTGCGGGTGATTAACTAGGTCGGTCATCTTGCATTAGCTCCATCAAATTAAGGATGTGCGCTGCAAATGCCGTGTGCGTCATGACAGCATGGGTGCCCGGAGGCACCCCGTAACTGTCACGCCACCATTCTTCAAAAGCTACTTTGAGGGTGGCTTCGTCCATCAGAAGACAGACTCCTCTTGCTGACGTGGCGGCAGTGAAAAGTCCTGCACATCCAGCTCAAGCGACTGGCCTTGCGTGCCGTCTTTCTTTTCATAGGTGCGCAGCTTTCCGCGACCCGAGACGGTAACTTTTGAACCTTTGGTGAAATACTTCATCACCGTTTCAGAGCGCTTGCCCCACACTTGGCAGTTAATCCAAGTGGTCTCATCTTTGCCGGTAGTTGTAGCAATCGTGAAGTTAGCAACTTGTGAGCTGCCAACATCTTTCAATTCAGGGTCACGGCCAAGGTTGCCGTGTGCAGTAATGACAAGCATGATCAGGGATTTAAAGGTGTGATTGAATTGGCTTCTTCAAAGGCCAGAACATCCGCAAGGGCATATCTGACCCGTGATTCACCAAGCGGTAAACCGAAGCGTGGAACCGTGTAATGCGGTGGTCCTTGCTTGCGGAGCCGCTGCGCTTTGATGGTACTAGGTTTTAGCCCCCAGCGCACGGCTAATTGTTCAGTTGTTAGAAACAATTTCGTCCTCCTTTTCAAGCATCAACTGCAACAACTTGTCGTGTTGCTCTTGCGTGATTTCGCCAGCCTCTAAGCGTGCGGTCATGCGCGGTTGCAGCTCTTCAAGATCTTTCAGGCTTTTGGCTTTGGCGATTGCCGCAGCGCCAGCAGTGAAGGTCTTACTTGTGTCCTTTGCCTTAACCTCAGGCAGTGCAGGCGCAGGCTCGACGGCAGTGACGGTCACAGGCTCGGCTTGGTCCATCTCGTCAGTGGTGTAGACACCGGACATGTCAGCGGGGAATGCTTTGCGAAGTGCTAGCGCTTCGGAGCATTTGGCAATCATGGTGGCGGGCATCTTTGACCAAAGCCCTTGGCCTGCGTTGTAATCGGCAAATCGTGCGACGCCGACGAACGGATGCTGGCTGCCCTTGCGGTGAACGATGGTCTTGGCCGCGGCAGGTGGCTTAGCGCTAAGCCATACGTCTTGCCATTGACCATCTTCACCGCACCAATGCGTTTCGCTGCCGTCTAGCTGGCCAGTGCGCTCGGCAATAGCACGCAAGCCGTCGATGCCGGCCTGAATGGTCATCTTGCCGCCGCGCTTGATGGCATAAATCTGCTTGCTGAACGGGTCAAGGCCAGTGCGTTGACAGGCATAGGCAAACAGCCTTAGCTCGTCGTTGCTGCAGCCCGGAGCAATGGTGCTGCTGATGAGCTGCTGCTGGTCAGGTGTCCAAGTAGTGATGCTTACGGTGGTCGTCATTTAGAAGGTTTCGGTTTGGATTGGATTTGATGCCCATTTGGGCAGGCTGAGGGTTTGCACCGTGTCGCTGTAGCCAGGCCACACGTTTGCGGCTTGGCATCCGGCAATCACGTCAAGTGCATTGTCCCTCGTGGTTCGCCCTAATGCAAGGGCATCGTCGTCGAGTTCATACACCGCAACAGCGTGCGGGTAGGTCTTCTCGACTGCGACGAACACAAAGCGCTCAGCGCCGTGCAGGCCGGCTAGATAATGCGCCGCCTGAACGTGGTAAGCGAAAGTTGCCACGCTGCGGGCAAATGCTTGCGGGCTGGCGTCGGTAGTGGTCTTGATGTCAACCACTGTTGAGCCGAAGTACCAGTCAGGACGGCACTTGCAACGCATTCCTGTCGGCAGGTCATCCCACCAGAAAGACTGCTCTGCCTTGCCATCCGCCAACAGCGCTGATGCAACCGGATGGTTGCGCACTGCAGCAGCCATGCTGCGTGCAAGTGCCATGTCGCTGCTGGTTACAGCTTCAATGCCTTCGGCCTCCATGGCCGCGGCCTGCTCCTTGCCGGCCTTGGTGTTACGCGCACCGCAAACGCCATAACGCTGCAGTAGCCCATCCGGTTCAAGGATGGCGCAATGGGCAAGGCTGCCCAGCTTCATCGCCGCCGTTGGCTCGACCGGCTTGCGGTCAGGGTCAACGTACCGGCTCCAGTAGTGGTAAGGCGACTGCATTACCGCTTTGAGATGGCTGGCGCTTATTGCTGGGTCGGCGTGGTACTGCTCATTGGTGATGGTCATGGCGCCACACCTTCGCGCAGTTGACGATGAAGACGCGATGACGGTCCGTAGGTGGCATAGACCTCGGGAAATGCCAGCAGCAGCCGCTCACGGTTGATGGGGTCAGCCTTGAGGCCAGTTTCAGCCAAGGACTTGAAAAAGCTGCCGGCGTACTGCGATGCAGTGATAAAGGTCCAATAGCGGTCTTGATCAGTCATAAAATGATGTTGGTAAGGATGAGGGGGCTTGCGCCCCCTTTTTTGTTGCCGAGATTGGGCGCGGCTCTCGGCTGGCCGCGTGGGTCATGCTGCAGTAAAGCCGCGCTCAAGCAGGCTCATGTAGAACTCTTTGGCGTGCTTGACGGTGTAGGTTCCGTCGCCGCGACCCATGGTGCCGCCCCAGCCTTCTGAGGCGAGATGGAGCATGGTCACGTCAACCCACTTTTTGCCAGACTCTGAGGTCCGCTGTTGGAATGTGCAGCGGGCTGCGGGCAGTTGCTGGGTTTCGGGGCGCTCAAGCGTGTAGACGGTCATGGGTGGAATCCGGTTGATTGTCCCCACATCCTACACCATGGTTGGCCGTGGTCAACCCTGCTCAGTCACAATGCGTAACGCATCCTCGACGCTGCGTGCAATGCCGGCGATGCCGCCTGCGGCCTGCACCGCTTCAAGCCACTGTTTCTGCTCTGGCTGCACCCTGCCGGTTGGCGTCTTGACCTCGATGCTGGTGAACACCGCTACCTGCTGGCCGACCATCTCTGGTGTGATGGTGATGGTGCGCCAGCCGATCAGGTCAGCGCTGCCCTTACACAGGCCAAACTGCACCGGGCGGCCATTGGCGTCACGCAGCGTGCCGGTGTTATTGCGGAAGACTCGGCAGTCGCCTTTGCTGATGGCAAGCCGGATTTCCTGCTGGATGCGTTGCTCGCTCACACCATGCCATGTCGCTTCGCCAACCTAGCTTGGTAAACCCGCTCTGCCCATCCCCGTGGCTTCTTATAGCCCCTGCGCCGACCTAGGTCGATCAGATCTTGCAGGGACTGCGCACTACCCTGCTCACGTTTGCGCTCGCGGGTAGTCAGCTCTTGCAGCTCCCCCTCAACCACCTTCAGCTCCCTGGTCTCCTGCGGTGCAAACACATGCCCGCAGTCGCGGCAGACTTGCGCAGCGCTTGGGCTGGTACTGAAGCACACTGGGCACACCTTGACCGATGGCGCTTGGTCGCGGTCGCGTTTGCGGGCGCCGTCTAGGGTCCAATCGCGTTCTTCTAGGTGGTGGCCAAGGCGCAGCGTGTTGCCAACATGGTCGAGCACTACAGCAGTCTTGTTGCCGCTGGGGCGCAGGCAGCGACCGATCATCTGCAAGTGCAAGCTCACCGACTGCGTTGGCCGTAGCAAGATACAACCGCCGACGCTGGGCACATCAACGCCTTCGCCAATCAAGCTGCAACTGGTCAGCACCTTGAGCCTGCCAGATCCCAGTGCCCGCAACAGATCTCGCCTGCAATCATTGCTCATCGTGCCGTCAATACTGGCCGCGGCAATGCCTTGACTCATAAATAAGCGCGCCACAGCCTCAGCATGTGCCACGCTGCAGCAGAACGCAATGGCGGTCTGACCTGACAGGTGCTTGCGGTAGTGGCTTACGCAGTCGCCCATGATGGTGCCGACGCGCTCTTCTGCCTGCTTGGTGTCAAAGTCACCCATGCGTTTACGCAGTCCAGTGCTGTCAAACCCAGGCGGTGCCAGCACACGGGCATTGGCTAGGTAGCCGTTATTGGTCAGCCACGCAGCGCTGGGACCCTGCACCATGGTCTCGTAGTGGTCGCCAAGGCCGCGACCGTCGCCTCGGCATGGGGTCGCAGTCACGCCCAAGACATGCGCTGTTTGGAAATGGCGAATGACAGTTGCCCAGGTGTTGCTATTGGTGTGGTGCGCCTCGTCAACCACCAAGAGCTGGAAGAACTCCGGCGGCAACTTGTGCAGCCTGCGAGCAAGAGTCTGGACACTGGCAACCTGCACCGCATGACTCAGATCCATGCTGCGGTTCGCTTGGATGCGGCCATGCGTCACGCCCATGCCGGTGAGTGCACGGCTGGCTTGATCCAATAGCTCAGCGCGATGGACAAGGATGCAGACGCGGTTGCCCTTTTTGGCGGCACTCTGGGCGATGTAGCTGAAGCACACCGTTTTGCCGCCGCCGGTTGGCAGTACCGCCAGCACCTTGCGCTTGCCAAGCTGGTATTGCAGGCGGATGTCGGTGATTAGCTGTTGCTGGTAGGGGCGGAGTGTTACTGCCATTGGTCGCTCTTGCCAGCGTTGCAGTCGCGGCACAGCACCTGCAGATTGTCAGGTTCGTTGGTGCCGCCTTTGGACACGGGATGGATGTGGTCTATCTCAAGCGTGGCGCCATCTTTAGCTGTTACGCCGCACATCTGACAGCGATAATCATCGCGCTTCAGAATCTCAAAACGCAACCTGGGTTTGATAGATTGACGCTTGAGTTGTATCCATTTTGGAATTTCTGTTTGATTGTCTTTACACCACTCAATTATTTCTGGGTCATGAATACCAGGCATGATTATACATTTCCATTCGCTCCATAATGGATTCCCAGCATGATCCATAAATGACAATAAGCCGTTGAATGGGCAGCATGAACATTCAACGTAAAAAGCTACAGTGCTATCACAGTCTTGCATGTCGGACCATCGAGCAGTTCGATGTCTTTTCAGGCTTGTTTCGCCGCAATTTGGGCAAATTAAATAGCCTGAAATAGGGTCAATTTGAGGCGTAGAGCGATGGCCAAAGTCTTTGCGCCAATGGCTGGAACTGCAAAGCATTGGAGTATGAATCAAGTACCTTGACACCCTAGCACGACCCGCTAGACTGCGCAAGTATCCGCTAGGAACCGTGGCCTTATCACATCCGTTGGCAGTCCAGCTCACGCCAGAACAGATGGCATGGCTTGACGACCGGCGCGTCGCCGGTTTATCTCGCAGCGCTGTGCTGCGCCTTGTGGTCGAGCAGGCTATGCGCCTTGACAAGCAAGGTTTGTTGCCCGCAACCGGACGTCGAGAGTCATGAGTAGTGACCTATTGGCGCAGCTCATGAAGCTGCCACGTGACTGGTCTTATGTGCCAGTTGATGGCGAAAAACGGCCATACATCAAGGATTGGCAAGATGGCCACATCACTCGCGCCCAGCTTGGCAATGAGCTGAAGTCTGGCCGCGCAAAGGCAATTGGCGTCTGCTGCGGCACCCTTAGCGGTGGCCTTCTGTTCGTTGACCATGACGGCAAGTCCGCATCTGGACTATTTGATGACTGGGGTATCCCAGTTAGCTCATTGCCGCCGTCATGGACGGTGACCAGTGGCCGCGACGGGCGGTTTCAAATTATTTATCAAGTGCCCAAGCAATACTGGGCAGACATCCGCACCCGGAAGTACAAGACAGGCGTCATTGACACCGAAGGCAAGCCAGAGCAGATTGAATTGCGCTGGGATGGCTGCCAGTCCGTCATTGCCGGGGCGCACCCGCTGACGTCTGGTTATAGCTGGGTACCGGGTCGGTCACCGGCAGATTTAGATATTGCCGAAGCACCGGCGGACTTGTTAGCGCGCATGCTACGTCAACCCGTGCAGGCGCCCCTGCCGCTGGTGAGTGCTGCCAGCAATGACGACACAGCCCGTGCGCGATCATATTTAGAAGCGCTGCAACCTAGCCGCGCTGACGACTACGACGAGTGGCTTGAAGTGGGCATGGCGCTGCACAGCGTCGATGATGCCCTGCTAGCCGACTGGATTACATGGTCAGCGCAGTCATCTAAGTTCAAGCCCGGAGATTGCGAACACAAATGGCGTGGCTTTAAAGCAGGCGGCGGCATCACTCTTGGCACCCTTGGCCAGCTAGCCAAGAAAGATGGCTGGCGAGGTCGGCACCAATCCGAACCCGTGCGCCGCGAGCGCCCTGCCAGCAAGCAGCCGCCATCAGCAGTTAACCCGCAATTGCAGCCGATGAATGCTGCAGAGTTGCTCAACCTGCTGCGCCATGGCGAAAGCAGCTACCGCTACAACACATTCACTCAGCGCATCGAAGTAGACGGTGCACCCATTGAGGGCGCCGAACGCTTTTATCTGGCCTTGGCCGAGATGGGATACAAGGTGTCCAAAGAAGTGGCACTGGATTGCATCGTGCAGGTAGCCAACGAGTCACCCTACGACCCGGTTGTTGAGTACCTAGACCGTGTGGCGGCAACCGTGGAACCTACCTACATCGAAGCGCTGGCCACCGGCTATTTGCGACCCGATGACCAGCCCGGCACTATCTACGACGAGATGCTCAAGCGCACTCTCATCGGTGCAGTAGCACGTGCCTACAACCCTGGCTGCAAGCACGACACCGCCTGCGTCATCATGGGCGACCAAGGTGCCTACAAGTCATCGTTCTGGGCATGTCTCGGGCATGACTTTTTCAGCGACGCTCTAGGCGACATCAGCTCTAAAGATGACCTGATGGTGTTGCACCGCTCGTGGATTATGGAATGGGCAGAGCTTGACCATGTGACAAATCGCAAGCACGCAGGTCAGGTCAAGGCGTTTTTATCGCAAGCAGTTGACATGTTTCGCGTGCCTTATGGAAAGGCGACCGAAGCGTTCCCGAGGCGCGGAATCATCGTCGGTACAACTAACCGCACAACCGGCTTTTTGGTTGACGAAACTGGTAACCGCCGCTTTTGGGTTATCCCAACGACGAAAACTCAAGCCGACCAAATTGATACCGCCGCGTTATTACTGGAACGCGATGCAATCTGGTCTGCCGCTGTTGCTGCATACCGCGCAGGTGAGACCAGCAGGCTGCCTGCTGAATACGAAAAGCAGTTAAGCAGCGAGAACGAATCCTATGTCGTCGATAATCCTTGGCAGGCTGAAATTGAGGCTTGGTTGCGTAAACATGGTGAGATTGATTTGACCACCGAGAAATTACTAACTGAGGCCATCAAGAAGCCTGTAGAACGCCAGACCAAGGCAGACCAGATGCAGGTTGCGGACGTGCTCAAGCGACTTGGGTACAGGCGCTACCGCAGCGGCAAAGGGTTAAGCAGGGCATATGTCTATCGGAAGTAGGTACCCCACCTAGGTGAGACGGGTACCCCACCTCGCAATCGCTAAGATCCGTTGCGCTGCAGGCGATGTCAGCGAGGTACCCCACCTGAACCGCGTCCTACCTCGGTCTCAAACTTCCCTACGTTTCCCTACGCGTCTCTCTATTCCTTTATTTGTTTTGATATAGGTGGGGTTAGGTAGGGTACGTGGGGAACAGCCGCTCTGTGACTGGCTTTTGGCAGTACCCCACCTCGTCCCACCTTGCAAATAGGTGGGGTATTGCCCTATGGTGCTCCGCATGAAGGAAGTCAAAGTCCGCTTCAGCACTGAAGATCTGGCCTTTCTGGACCAGCAGGCAGCCATGGCAGGCGTCAGCCGCAGTGAACTCATCCGCAGCAGGGCGCTTGTTGCAAACTGTGACCGTGCACTCAGCGTGACCGCGTATCACCGTCTAGTGTCGGACGCCCTTACCAATGTGCGTGGTGATATGCCACGCCGCATGGTTGAGCATCTCGTCGCGTTCGTCATCACATGGATCGCATCAAAATCTCCGTCAAGCAACAGCCCGTCATCAACCGACTACATGACTGCATGATTCAGGCGCTTGCATACGCAGCCGCCATTCGTGACAATGCACAAGATGACCAGCAACCGATACCGGCTGAGCTGGTCCAATCGTTCGCCGCTGATTACCAGCGGTTGATTTCCATCCTTACCGAAGCTGCCCAATGAAACTCATCACAACGCAAGCTGACCTCAGCTATGCCTTGCGCACCGTCGCGCCAGCGATTAGCACCAGCAACAGCCATCCGATTTTGAGTTGTTGCCTTCTCGATGGCGGCGATGGTGTCATGACCGTGACCGGCTACAACTTGGAGCTGGGCATCACCGTCCGTGTACCTGCTGCCATTGATACCGCTGGCACGGTTGCACTGCCGTATCGCCTGCTGGCTGGCCTCATTGGCCGCATGGACGACGGGGAGCCTGTAACGCTGTCAGACGGCTCTGTGAGCGCCTCTAGCGGCTCTTACACCCTTGCCGCGTGTGATGCAGCCGATTACCCATCGCTGCCCGTTGTGGAGGCTCCTAGCGCCGAGTTAGACCTGACCGCTGGCGTACGCGCCTGCATGGTGGCGGCAAGCGCTGATGCTAGTAAGCAAATCCTTCAGGGCATACACATGGCCGATGGCGTCATGGAAGCCACCGATGGCCATAGACTCATGCGCGTGCCGGTAGGCCTCCCCAAGGGCATCGACCTCGTGCTACCGGCCACCACAATGAAGCTGCTGCAAGACCGCAGCGTCACCGTGGCAGCAGCAAGCGGTCAAGCCGTCATCGACGCTGGTGATGGCATCACCATCTACAGCCGCATCCTTGATGGCAAGTACCCCGACGTGGCCAAGCTCATACCTGCAGAGTTTGAACACGCCATCACGCTCGACCGGCACCGCTTTGCCCGTGCACTGGAGCGTGTAGCGCTTATCGCAGACGCTCACAACAGCATCATTAAGCTCACAGCCGGCAAGAACCTCGTCATCACCGCCGAGGCCGATGCCAACAACGGCACCGAAACAATCGCCTACACCGGCACCGCCAAAGGCGCATGGGGCTTCAACGTGCACTACTTGCTAGATGGCCTAAAAGCCATGCGTAGCAGCGACAACATCACGCTGTCGGCTAACGCATCAACAGCGCCTGTAGTATTGCAGCCAGCAGAGGAATCTGGTATGACCTATCTGGTCATGCCGGTGCAAATCAGAGAATGACATCCATTAAGGACCTCAAGTCCGACCATAAAAACGCCCGCAAGCGTACAGACCGCTCCGCCAAACTCATTGCTGAATCGCTGCAGCGTTACGGCGCCGCACGCAGCATTGTCATCGACGAAGAGAACCGTATTCTTGCGGGTAATGGCACCATCGAAGGCGCTAAAGCGGCAGGCATCAAAAATGTCCGCGTTATCGAAACCGATGGCAGCGAAATCATCGCGGTCAAGCGCACCGGCCTATCAGAAGACGAGAAGGTAGGTCTTGCCCTAGCTGACAACCGTACCAGCGACCTGTCCGATTGGGACAAGGACATGCTGCAGCAGCTCAGTGAAGAGCATGACGTTGCCCCATGGTTCGACGCTGACGACCTAGCCGCCATCATTGGTGAAGTCGAGCAGCTACCAGCAGAAGGCTTGACCGACGCAAATGACGTACCCGAGGCACCGGCAGAGCCAATCACCAAGCCTGGCGACCTCTGGATTCTTGGCAACCACCGCTTGCTGTGTGGGGATAGCACTGACGTGCTAGCCGTTGAGCGGTTGATGGATGGGCAGAAGGCGGACATGGTGTTCACGGATCCGCCGTACAACATTGGCTACCAGGACATGGCAGCCAAGTTTGAAAAGATTGCTAACGACAAAATGAGCGACTCAGAGTTCCTCCAGTTCCTCAAAGACACTATTCAGCCTTCAGAAGTCATGTACGTTTGCTGCTCTTGGCAGTTTGCTCATCTCTTCAAGCAGGCGATGACTGAATTGGGCGTACCTCCTAAATCAATGATCGTTTGGGACAAAATAAACCCAGCTCAGAATCTTGATCTCTACTACAAGCAGCACGAGATCATTTTTTATTACGGTCCTTTTGGCGGGCAGGCCACCGTTCGAGGTGATGTCTGGCAGTTAAAGCGTCAACGCAACACGCTCCACCCAACAATGAAGCCTGTTGAGTTGATTGAAATGGCTCTCGAAGATCAACCCAAGCGAAAAATCGTTTTTGACAGCTTCGGTGGTTCAGGTTCCACCCTCATCGCCTGTGAACGCCAGCACCGCCACGCACGCCTCATGGAACTTGACCCCGCTTATTGCGATGTAATTGTTCAACGGTGGCAGGATTTCACTGGTAAACTCGCTACCCTTGAACAAACACCCGAGGCGTTCTAATGGCCGCCCGAGATTCTTATAAAGGGCAAGCAATCGAAAGGGCAAAGCGCTTTGCTCGCATCATCGCCAACGGTGGTCGGCGCTCGGACTGCTTGCGCTATGCCGAAGAAA